TATGCAACCGGCAACATTTACGCGTCGGCGAATATCACCGTGACGGGGAACGTCACAGTTTCGAACACGTGTGTCGGCAGTAACGTATTTGCAAATATTTTTACTATGAACGGTTTGTACGTGACTGGAAATGCCTCGTTTTCAAACGCCATAACAGCCGTGAATGTGTTTGCGACCAACGTATGGTCACAGTCGACCGTCCTTCTACGAGCAACAACCTTGGCGATGGAATCGGGGTCTGAAGGACTCACTGCACAAACCCCCGCGAGACTGAACAACGTGCCTTCATACTCTGATACATTCGTTGTGCCCGTGACGAGCGGTCTCGTCGGTCAATACGACATTACGAGCTGGAACAACTCGACAAAAGTGTGGAGCGATCTCTCCGGTGCTGGAAACAACACGACGGCGTTTACGGGTACGCCACTCGCCGGGACGAATTACATCTATGGTGGTACGGGCGACTCGTTGACGTGGCCGACTGCAATCTTACCAACCACGTATACGTTCTTCCACGTCGCGCGTCATTCGGGTGCGACTCGCAGGCGTATATTCACTACCGCAGGGGGGCCGGCGGGAGACTACATATATGGGTTTCACGCTGGAAAGTCCGGTGTTGCTTACCACAACGGATGGCTGACGGCAGAGACGGATCTTCACGGACGAAACTGGGTCATGAGTACCGATCAAAACTTTTTGTACAGATCGAATGGCGTGCTGCGTGGAAGTTCGGGCGGCGACGGTCTCGCGGCCCGTCTCGGACTCAACACGAACGCGGGCGAGTCGTCAGATTGGCAATGTGCCGAGGTTCTCGTCTATAATCGAACGCTGGACTTCACTGAGATTGCAAAGGTTGAATCGTACCTCCAATTCAAGTATTCGAGTTTCTGTATGTTCTTCACCGCTCCGAAGTTCGGGACACCTGCACAGGTATACGGTGCAAACGGCGACGAGTTTTGTGATAATATCGGGTTGAGTCGGTACCTCGGTGGGACCCTGTACCCCCAGGTTGTTGCAAATCCACCAGCGCCGAGCGTACAAACGATCAGTGCGCAAACCATCACGTCGAGTACTACCGTGCCTATCCCGATCCTCCAGTACCAACAGCCGATCGGCCCCTTGGTATGGACCATCTCCGGAAACCCAACGGGTGTTTACCTTTCAAACTGTTCGTCGGACGGGTGTTCCCTCATCGTACCGTACCTTCAGGGGACGTCGTCAGGAACAGTAACGGTGATTGCGACGAATCGGCTCTCAACGTCGAGTTCAACAGCCTTTTCGCTCAGTATTACGAAAGGCCCATCACCCTCTTTCCCGGTTGCGAGTTTATATGCACAGAGTACTATTCTCACAACGAGTCAACTTCAGACCGGCGCAGCCACTCTGTTTACTCCGGGGTCGCGTTTGTTCCGCGCATCCGTCAATGGGTATACTGCATCTGCGTTCCATAACATTTGTAACGGACAGGCTCCGTTGTTTTTTGTGTTCAAGGCAAACACGGGCTATATCGCGACTGCATATACGGTCGTCGCGTTTAATTCGATCAATGGGGGTGTATATGCAGCGCCCGGTACAAACTGGATCAACAATCTCTGGAACGGGTCATCAATCAACCTCAGCAAATACTATAATAACAATAACGGTACGAATGGAACTTCACTCTACGACACCGCGAGTTACGGCCCAACGTTCGGCGGCGGACACGATATATACATTCCGGACAATTGCAATGTGAATGGGGGGTATACGTACGCCTATACTTACGCGAGTCCCGGTGCAACCACTGCTAGTTCTGTCTTCTTTGGGCAGTACAGTGGGTGGACCATCACTGATTACGAGGTTTACACTCAGGGAACTTCAGCTTTATATGCCCAGAGTACTATTCTCACGACGAGTCAACTCCAGACCGGCGCATCGTCTCTGTTTACTCCGACGACACGTTTGTTCCGCGCATCTGTCAATGGGTATACTGCATCTGCGTTCCATAGCATTTGTAACGGACAGGCTCCGTTGTTTTTTGTGTTCAGGGCAAACACGGGCTATATCGCGACGGCATATACAACCGTAGCGTTTAATAACACCAATAACTATCAGAATTCGAGTACCAATTTTCTCAACAATCTCTGGAACGGGTCGTCAATCAGTACGACCAAATACTTTAGCACTCAATACCCGCAGTATGCAATCTACGATGGCTCGAGTTACGGCCCGACGTTCGGCGGCGGACACGACTTATACATTCCGGACAATTGCAATGTGAATGGGGGGTACACGAACACCCCCCATAGTTACGCCGGGACCAATAATACGCTCTTATTTGGACAGTACAGTGGGTGGACCATCACCGATTACGAGGTTTACAAATAAACCCAAAATATTTCGTACCTAGTAGGAGGAATGGTACAGCGCATCGTGTTACCGTCAAACGTTCCCGTCAACGATCTCGCGATGACGGGCAACCTCACGTGCTCGAATACTCTTACGACCACGAATATCTTTACGATCAATTTGTTCGCGACCGGAAACATTTTTATTCAGGGGGGTCAACTCGGAACGACGCTTGCAATCACAGGGAACGCATATGTCTCGAACGCGGTCACCACCTCGAAGTTGTTTGCGAACAATGTAGGTATTTCAGGGTTTATCGTCTCTGGGAACATTCATGCATCCAACGCAATTTCGACCGGAAATCTGTTTGGGTCGGGGCACATGACAGTCGCAGGTGTTCAGCTCGATTCGTACAACATGTCAATCACCGGAAACGCCTACGTTTCAAATGCAATCACGACGACGAACGTGTTTTCGAACGTTGTACGCGTGAGCAGTTTCATCACGGGGACCTCGATCGTGGTTGTTGGGAATCTCACTGCGTCAAACACTCTCACGACGACGAACATTTACGTATCGAACATACTCGCGAGTGGAAACTTGACAGTCACGGGTTCGTGTACTGTGACTGGAAATGCCTACGTGGCAAATGCAGTCACGGCGTCAAACGTGTGGCTGACTGACTCGTTCTATGCGTCAAACGTGTTCTCCAGTCAGAATGTATACTCGGCAAATTCAATCACGACGGCAAACGTCTGGACGACCAACGTCAATGCGGCCGGGTCTTTGACAATTGCACAGACGTCCGCCATCACTGGAAACATATTCGCGGCAAATGTGTTTACGAACAACCTGTTTTCGAATATAGTATCGTCCGGAATTCTGAGAGTGACTGGTGATAATACGGTAGGGTATACGACACTCAGGGCGTCAAACATGTCCAGTTCGAATGCACTCACGACCCAAAACGTATTCACGTCCAATATAACATCACTGGGTGTCGGAACATTTTCGGCGATCGACATCACTGGGAACGCTTATGTCTCAAATGCACTCACGACGACGAACGTGTTTTCGAACGCAATCGTATCCGGGTTTGTGACGTCGACAGGTGGTGCGCCAGGCCTGCCCACAACCGGGCTAACAACACTTGCGTCGGCAAATCTGACCGCGTCAAACACGCTCGTGGTTTCAAATCTGTATTCGACAGGCAGTCTCGGACTCGGATCCGTGCGTTTCACAGCGGGTCCAATCATGTTGCAATACACAACCTCGATGGTCGCGGCGAATAACACATTCGTATCAAACACTATAACCGTGAACAATGCATGGTTATCGTCGAATGTATATGCTCAAAAGACGATCCAGATCAATACGCTACGAATCTACCAAGATGTGACATCCGGTGGTTTGTTTACCCAATCATTGACCCGTCGGACGAAACTTCCCGTGTATCGCGAACAAACGTACGCACCAACTAACCCGGGAGGTATTCCTACGACGCAGACATTCACAGTCACCGTAGTAAACCCCGGTGGTGGGAATGTGTTCTACATCGATGGGGTCAATAGGCCAACGCTTACACTCCTTCGCGGCGGTGTCTATACATTCAATCAAGCGAACGCATCAAACTCGACTCACCCTATTGCATTCAAAATTGACGGAGGATCTAACTATACTACTGGCGTTGTGAGCAGTGGTACACCAGGATCGAACGGACAAACGGTATTCACGGTTGATCCGAGTGCGCCCGCCCAGCTTCGGTATTATTGTACCACGCACGGCGATTATATGGGTAGCACAATATCGATTGCCGAAGCACCGACCGGTGTTTTCAACGGAGACGAATATTACGGGACGACGACGCTCGCACTCAACAAGTTTATCCAAGGGACGTGGCGAACGATCGGGTACCCCGTTCTGACAACACCGGTCATCACGCAAGTTTCGACACAAACCATGACGGCCGACACTAGTGTCACCGTGGGTGTGTTCCTCAACTCACCGGTCACGATCCCAGTGGTTCAGACGGCGTCGAGCGCATCGGTCGGGCAGATTACCTGGTCGATTTCCGGTCAACCGTCGAACGTCTATCTCACGAATCAACAATCGACCGGGTGTTCGATCGTCGTTCCGGCGGGCATATGTCCGACGTCCGGGACGTTCAATACGGTTGTCACGGCACAAAATCGAAGCGCGTCAGCAACAATGACGTTTGGGATCGTCATTCCGGCATATGTGCCGCCGGAACTATACTCATTCACGAATGTGACATTCAACACGGGCGGTCAGGGTGGGTACACTGGTCCGAACATTACTCAGGCGCGTAACGGACTCTCGGGTTCGCCTACACCCTCAAGTTGGTATAACACATACCTGGACATGAGCTCGCAGGGTAAAATGAAATGGACTGTGCCTAAAACGGGTTCGTACCAAATTACTGCAGTCGGTTCCCGCGGCGGTCAAAGCTATAATTGGGGGCCACTTGGTGGGTACGGTGCGTACATGCGAGGTGATTTTACATTGACGCAGGGCACGCAACTGACGATCGTCGTCGGTCAGATGGGAGGAGGCAATACGTATGACGGCGGCGGCGGCGGCGGAAGTTTTGTCGTAAACACGTCGAATGAAGCAGTTCCGCTGATCATTGCTGGGGGCGGAGGAGGTGGCGCACCGAGCGGATACAGTGGCACGGGGGGTAAAAATGCAAACACGGGTCAGAACGGGTGGAGCACATCGTGGGCCGCGGGTGGTACGAATGGAAACGGTGGCGCAAGTCTCAACAGTGGCGGTGGCGGGGGCCTCGTTTCAAACGGTGCGAGCGGTGGAAATAATTGGTACGGTTACGCACTTATATACGGTGCGAACGGCGGTGCAGGGCAAGCACAAGGTGGTTTCGGCGGAGGCGGAGGCGGAGGTGGAACGTACGGCGCCGGTGGCGGCGGTGGGTATTCAGGTGGCGGAGCATCATATTGGTCATACGACGCTGCTGGCGGCGGTTCGTACAACGGAGGAACGAATCAGTCGAGCTCAGCTGGCTATCAAAATGGCGACGGTTACGTGACAATCACCAAGCTGTAAAAACTTCTCGGTAAGAGTTAGATGTCAGGAGTTGCCAAACTGACTATACCGACGGCGCTCTATGCCGTGAGTAACGAGTACACGTACAGCAACCTTTCTGCATCGAATGCACTCACGACCTCAAACATCCTGACGATGAACGCGACAGTCAGTGGGAGCATGTTCATATCAGGGAGTTCGACCGTAGGATCGTTGACGCTCGGCGTCACAGGAAACATCTATGCGTCAAACGCAATCACAGCGACGAATATCTTTTCAGCGACTGCCGTCTTCACTGGACCGGTTCGCGTCGATTCAAACATCTATAGTTCGAACGCCGTGACGACCAAGAATGTGTTTTTGCGCGGTCGGATTGTTTTAAACACAGAGACTGGTCCCGCCGAGGGTAAAACAACCGTACAGAGTACCGACAATATACTCATTTCGAATTCGATCAACACGACCAACGTATGGACTTCGGCGCTCAGAACAACCGGGCGCGTCACGGTCGACGGTCAGGCTGGCGCAACGACGATGATTCTGAGCGGGAATGCGTACGTTTCGAATTCAGTGACGACGAATAACGTGTTCAGTCTAGGAAACGTCTTTGCGACCGGGAACGTCACCACGTTCGGCCAAGCACAGGTCATGTCGTCAAATCTGTACGTTTCAAATACCGTAACGACCGGGAACGTGTTTGTCGGGAATGTCATATCTGGAAATCTCTTTTCGTCCGGAAATATCGTGACGCTCAATGCATTCACGACGACCAACATCTTTGCGTCAAACGTGATTGTGACTGGCTATGTGTCAGCTCAAAATTTGGTGAGCACCAACGTCTCGGTATCGAACGCGATCACGACGACGAACGTATGGACGACGAATGTCATAAGCACGAACGACATGATATTCGCAGGTCTTTTCGAGAAAACGACGATTGACGTCACGGGAAACGCCAGCGTATCCAACGCAATCACGACGACGAACGTATGGACATCAAACATATATGCATCCGGCAAATTGTCCTTTGCCGGTCTTCCCAATTTGACAACCCTGGCCGCGTCAAACCTAAGCGTCTCGAACACGATTTTGACGACCAACGTATGGACTTCGAACCTGATATCGCCCGGTGATATCACGATCACGGGGGCTGTTTCGACGGGGATCACGACGCTCCAAGTGACTGGAAATACAATGGTGTCACACACGGTTACAAGCGGGAATGTATATGCGTCCGGGAACATTTACGTCACGGCAGATTCACAAAGCGTCACCGGAAACATCTTCATGGCAAACGCACTCGTGACGGCGAATCTTTGGGCGACAACTTCCGTCTATGCGGGTGTCGGTGCGTACGTAGACAAAACCGTGATTTTGACCGATCCGACGCTAGGTGCACTCGCCGCGACCGTATATACCGGTGCCGGTCAGGGGACTATCGTACGTACTGGTCACATGCCTATGCACCCCACACTCACGACGGCGCCAAGCGGTGTGTGGGCCGGCGACACGTATTTCGACACCAGCTTTTTGAACAAGTACATAACGTCAACCTGGCGCCCGATCGAGCTTTTGTACCCGACGGCAGTTCCGGTCATCGGATCAATTAGTAACCAGGTTGGTCAAGGTCCCGGCCAGATGGTCGTCGTGGTGACTCAGACGGCGACGCCATTCTCGTCGCTTGGGACCGTTCTATGGACCATCTCGGGTGCGCCCACAGGTACGGTGATCGAAGGCGGGTCAAATTCCGGGTGTTTCATAGTCATTCCGGCTACTGCGACTGCACTCGTCGGGTCATACACGGTGACGGTCGGTGCGTCGAACGAACGGGGAACGGCAGGGAATCAATCGTTTGGGCTCACCATGCCAGTGCCACCATCTGCCGGGCTATACACGTTCACGACTGTGACATTTACGTCGGGGACAGCGTCTGGTCAGTACGGTCCGGATATCACTCAGGCCCGTAACGGACTCATAAACGGAAACCCGACCCCGAGTGCATGGTACAACACGTACCTGAACATGACGACAAGCGGGATTCAACGCTGGACGGTTCCGGCTACTGGGTCATACACAATAGAAGTGTGGGGTGCACGGGGCGGGAATGAGCCCGGAAACAACTGGATAGGGGGGTATGGTGCGAGAATGAGAGGTATATTCTCACTCACACAAGGTGATGTTTTAAAAATAATGATCGGACAATCCGGTGGTCAAAGTTACGGCGGTGGTGGTGGTATGACGGCAGTTGCAACAAGCTCTGATTCTCCTCTTATAGTCGCCGGTGGAGGCAATTCAACATCACCGTGGTCTGGCACAGTGGTTCATGCGACAACGTCAACATCAGGTGTTAATGGGTCGTACGGTGGTGCGGGAAGTAATGGTAATGGCGGTAGTGCTACCGCAGGTGTTTGGGGCGGTGCAGGGTTCTACGGAAATCCAACCGGGAATCCTAATTGTGGCGGGAATATACCTCAATCTTTTACGAATGGGGGCGCTGGAGGAAATCACTGTAACAGTATCGGTGGGTTCGGTGGTGGATCTGCAACCGACGGGTGCTGCTATGGAGCTTCAGGTGCTGGTGGTGGTTACTCGGGCGGTTCCGGAACATCGAGTAGCAGTCAGTATGGTGGGGCCGGTGGGTCATACAATGGGGGTAGTAACCAGAGTAACGATAACGGGGGTACAGGTAGCGCGACGCGTTCATGGCCCAACAGTGGTCAGTGTATCATGACCAAAATTTAGATCGCCGCGTCTCATTTTCGTGATAATCTTCATAGTACTACTTAATGGAATTCGCATGGGGGCCGGATTTCTGGAGGTTTATTCACTTGTTTGCTAAGAACGACGTGGGTCGTGATCTGTTTACGCTTCTCAAGCTCCCGTGTGCAAAATGTCAGGGGGAGTATACACCTCCGGCCGACGACGAGCCCCTGCTTCAATGGTCGCTCGACACACACAACCGAGTAAACAAACAGGTTGGACGTGCAGAATGGACGATCCAGCAGCTCGATGCATCCGTCGGGCCATGTGATCACACATGTCACATGGACCTGTTTCCATGGAAGTTTATCAGGATGTTTGCCCGGACACAGAGCCGCGAACTTGCGATCGAGTTTCTTTTGAAATTTCAGGCTCAGTATCCGTGCACGACGTGTACGTTTTTCGACGACGAACCGAGCCCCGACGAGACTGTACTCGCGTGGGTCGATCGTAATTACGTGAAAAGAAAACTCTCAGTCATTAGTAATGTCGTCTGACGAGTCCACTCTACCTCCGGCTGCTCAGGTACCACCGGGTGTAGTTCCGCCTCCGGTTCCTCAGGTACCTCTACTTTCCGACACTGAGGTACCTCTATCTCCGGCTGCTCAGGTACCACCGGGGGTGCCACCGCCCCTGGCAGGTGTACCCATAGGACTTGCCGCGACGAATGCAACAATCAGCAGCGTCGCGATTCGACCGACCGTGATCATTCCGTACCAGTTGGCGTCTCTGCCGATCAATTATTCATTCACGGGTCAGCACAAGTGCATCACGGCCAATACGGCTTTGTTCACAGACACGTCCATAGGCTTGATCGTCTCAGCGACCGGTCGGATCAACAACATCGTTCGCCAGTACGATTACGATATCAGCTCGACAATCACGGGGACGAACGCAACTCCTGTTGTTGATTTGTCGTCCACCCCCAAAGACCCGAAAGCGCTTGGCGTCATTGGTGATTACGAACGCCAGGTCGGAACTCGTCAGGTGGGTGATCAGATGTGGGCATGTGAATACAAGGACCGGCGTCTCTGTGTCAACTCGACCGGCGAAGGTGCAATCTGGGTATCCGACACGGATGGCCCGATCACCAACGGTGATTTGATTACGACGAGCGTCATCCCCGGTGTAGGTAACAAGCAGGATGACGATATCGTTCATAGCTATACGGTTGCAAAGGCAACTATGGATTGTACATTCGATCCGGCGACAGTGCCTGTGTTGAAGCGTATCCCGACGGATACGTACGACCCTGAGCGTTACATGATGAACAACAACTACAAGGTTGACGACTTTGGAAACTATATCCTTGAAGTGTCCGACCGTACACAGCCAGAGTACCTCGTGTGTTATTTCAACGGGACGACCAACGAGTTGATTTTCAAGGAGGATTACGATCTCAAGAAGCTTACAAACGAGCCTGTGTACCGCGCGGCACTCATCAGCTGTACATACACTTAAAGACGATCCGCCTTTAACATACGGGGGAGACCCCCACCCTGATCTTAGCTCAATTGGTAGAGCGAAGGACTGTAGGAACAAACGTTTCTAAAGCGGATGAATCAGATCATCCTTAGGTCGCTGGTTCGATTCCGGCAGATCAGATCCCAGGAGTGTAACCCCTGCGCCTCTATAGCTCAGTTGGTAGAGCATTCGCTTCGTAAAAGGAATGCTTGCATTCCCCCCCCCGGGTCAGCGAAAGGTCTTGGGATCGACCCCCAATGGAGGCAAGCACCCATGCTCCTATAACTCAGTTGGTAGAGTGTGAGGCTGTTAACCTCAAAGTCGCAGGTTCAACCCCTGCTGGGAGCGTTTCTTTTCATGGACACAGTACGTCCATGAAAAGAGAGCTAAAGCATGCGTGCGCGTAATGAGTAGGAAAAATGCAAAACATTCAAGTTTGGCAGGCGAACATGCGTCGTGACGAGGTGAACTGTAAGAAGGGGTCGCGTCACCTCGTCTTGCGTGGTCGCTACCAGCGAAACAACTCGTGGGATGTCGGTCAGCGTATGGCGATGCTCGATACAATCATGACTGGGTTTCAGTGTGCCCCAATCTACATCATTCAGGATCCAAAGAAAAAGGCGGATGACGTGTTTGATGGCGCACACCGCCTCGAGACGGCGTGTGAGTTTGTGACGAACAAGTACCCGATTCAAAAGGTTGATTCCGATTTCATCAACTGGGAGTCGAGTCCATTGGCAAAGTATGAGGGGAAGTACTATCGGGACATTGACGAGTCGGATCAGATTCTCTTTGACAATTATTCGTTTGTGATTAATACTATTACGACCGAGGTGGCGGAGGATCCCGAGCGTCTCGCGACTCTTTGGGTCCGTATCAACAACTCGGGCAATCGTCTCAACGATTACGAAAAGTACATTCCGGTATACTATACTCTGTACGAGTTTCTCAAGGAGCATAGCCGCGTATGGGCCGGTACGTTTGTACACCCCAAGTCTGTGTCGAAGCGCGGCGACGCCGAGATTCAGGTCATGCGTATGCTTGCACTGAGTGAAGCGTCAATCCCGACCAAGTTTAATTCCCAGATTGACATTTACAAAAAGTGGCGCCATGACGCCTTTGGAAAGACGAATGAGGTGGAGCCCAAGTTTCTCGCAAAGAAGGATGATATAGTCATGCGTCTGAAACACCTTCACGTCGTCTACGAACGCCTCGTCAAGCACATGACACCTGGTGTGTCGCCAAACGATATCGTTCTCTTGACGCTCATCGGGCGGATCACTCGGTGGTGCGACACACGCCCCAAACTCACTCGGTGTGAGGCGAAGATTTTCGAGTACGCCAATACGATTCTCGAGACACCGACCGACGATCTCCTTCGTACGTACGACTGTATCCAGGCGAATAGCAAGTACCAGATGCGTCTCGTGTATAGCATCGATCGGGACATTCACGACATTGTCGCCGGGGTTGATGACCCACGCCTGTTTACGCCGACCCAAAAGGCTCAAAAGCTCAAGGAGCAAGGCGGGCTATGTACATGGTGTTCCAAGCCGATCGAACACACGGACGTGCGCGAAGGCCACCATATCAATCCGTACATCAAGGGCGGACCGACAACCCTAGAGAATCTGCAGGTGCTTCATACCGAGTGCCACCGGGATCTTCACTTGACGAAGAGCTGAACACGCCATCCAGGGCCGAGCGCACGCTGAGTCGACAGACGTGCACCCTCGCGACTCGGCTTGGACCAGAGAAACCAGCGCGACCAAAATCCAGCAGTGTACCGTCCACTCGGACCCCACGATTCACGACTTCGGTGACGCGTGAGGTAGCGAAGCATGCGTACGCGATCTTTATGGATGGTATAATCTGAATAGCCCATTCGTCCGAACCGAACCTTCTTTCCATCTGGGAAGACGGCGACCATTTTGTGGATGCCGTTTGTGCTTCGACGCACCGTGACGATCGGCATTACCCTATGTACAGATAAAAACCACGACCGCTTCCTGTCCATGTACCTTCAGACGATTCAGGCGAGTGCGCTACGCACGATATTCGAGGTTCTAAAGGATATCGTGAATGACGTCAACGTCTACTTTACGCCCGAGGGTGTTCGTATCCAGACGTTTGACACGGCCAAGGTGACTTTGATTCAGATGTTTCTCCCGGCTGAGAACTTTGAGGAGTATACGTGCGACGCCGAGATGATTGCCGGACTCAACATGACCAATACGCACAAGCTGCTCAAGTCGGTGACGAACAATGACTCGATGAGCATGCGTATGGAGGGCACTGACATTATCGACATTGCGATTGAAAACACCACGAAGCACTCACGGACGTCATTCAGACTCAAGCTACTTGACATTAACGAGGATATGCTCAACGTCCCTGAAATGGATATGGATGTCGTGACGACGATCCCGTCGACCGATTTTCAGAGGATTGCGCGCGACATGGCAAACTTGTCGCCCGAGATGCGTATTGCGCGACACGGAAGCGAGCTGAAGTTTAGCTGCGTCGGCGACTTTGCCGATCAATCGACGGTGCTCGAGTGTGGTGGAGACGGCCCGGCCGAGGAGATTGGCTGTGTCTACCCGCTCAAGTATATCAACATGTACACCAAGGCGACCAATCTGTGTTCGAGCGTTCAACTTTTCCAGTTTAGCGAGCCAAACATGCCGATCGTGTTTCGATATGCAATTGCAAACCTGGGTGACATTAAGTTTTACTTGGCGCAAAAGAACGAGGAGACGTGACCAAGCACGTTTGTGATTCGTACGGGCGGAACGTAGGTTGGGACGATGAGCACGGGCGCAAAGGTCATTCGTATTTTGAACCCTTTGAATGTGATTCGCGGACGCCAAGACCAAGTACTCATGGCGTACCGTACAGTGTCCCGTCTGATGATATTCCTTGGGCCCGCAAATCTCTTCAGGCGCTTGGTAATGTCCTGGTTGGTCTCGATGACTTCGGCTGTTTCGATCGGCACGTGGAATCCTGACGTACCGTGATTCATGGGCCATTGCCCGACGTGTGTGTATTCCCTGCTGTTGAAGACGTACGTGAAAGCCTTGTCGGTCGACCCTTCGATCGTGGCTATTTCACGTACAGTCATGTTTTTTGGTGTCAGGGCGGCAATAATGTCCATGTCTTCTAAAGAGTTGCCATCTTTAGAAGAGATGGAAAGGCGCATTAACGAAAAGATAAAGGAACTCGAGAATGACCCAGACGCGCTCGTTGAATACCTTGCACGGTGCGCCCCCCACATTCGAGAGTATACGACTGAGCGCCCTGGTGGGATCAAACGGAAGGATATTTTCGAGGAATATATGGTCAGTGTTGAAGAGGCGCACGTCGACGTGAAAAAGTCGAACGGTGTTGACATGCCTTTACAGTGTCCGGGATGCGAGGAATGGCACACGATGATTTACGAACACGAGACGAGCAGTCAGGTGTGCACCGAGTGCGGATGCATGTCATATGTTCAGTGTAACGAGCGCGGATTCAAGGAGGAACAAGAGATGGATCGCAACGTCGTCTACTCGTACAAACGCGAGAACCATTTCAACGAGTGGGTCGCCCAGTTTCAGGCCAAGGAGTCGACGACCGTACCCGATGAAGTGATTGTGCAGCTTCGTCACGAGTTTAAGAAGCAGCGTATCCGATCTGCGTCTGAGATTACGCACACCAAGGTGCGTGGCCTCTTGAAGAAGCTCGACCTGAACAAGTACTATGAACATGCGCCGTACATCACAACGATTCTCAACGGTGTCAAACCACCAACCATGCCTCAACCTCTCGAAGACAAGCTTCGTCTCATGTTTGGGCAGATTCAAAAACCCTTTGAGAAACATTGCCCGGCAGATCGCAAAAACTTTTTGTCGTACGCATACACGCTCTACAAGTTTTGCGAACTCCTTGGCGAGGATGATTACCTTCCGTGCTTCCCCCTCTTGAAATCAAAGGAGAAGCTGCATCGCCAGGATGACATTTGGAAACTCATCACAAAGGAACTCAACTGGGAATACATCCCGACCGCCTCATAGTTTTCTGCGCCCAAGTGTATATGAAGACGACCCAGGACATTGTCTATGGCTTTATAATCTTCTTCATCATCGATCGGACATCACGACTCATCAGCGCATACCTCTCGACGCGTCGGGATCTGAGTGACATTGAGACGGAGACTATGCGGTGCTCGATCGAGCTCTTCATGCTCCTCGTAGCCCTCCTGATTATCCACAAGTTCATCTAGGGAAATGGGGCGTTTTTGGTGTATGATGAATATGAACTGTTATCGCGACGAGACGTTCGACCTGTGTCGTTCAAAGGGATGGGACAAGGCACCCGTGAGTGCAGTGTGGCTCCTGTTCACAGAGGAGGTGGGCGAGCTCGCCTCGGCTATTCGTCAGTACCAGCGCCATTTCAGGAAGACGGGCCTCAAGAAGGATCGTGGGACTGACATTACAACTGAAATGGGTGACGTGTTTTCTTACCTGTTCCAGCTAGCCTACATGCTGAATGTCGATCTTGACGAGATGTGGCTCAAGCACCGCCAAAAGGTCCAGACCAGAAATTATGTTGACTGAACATAGATATGACTGAGTTTATGGCCGATGACGACACGGCCATGAACCGTATCAACCCATACACCGCGACGGGTACGTTTGGCGTGTCATCCAACGGTGGCTATAAAGGACCCAACACGCAGACGTGGTATGCCCCAGACGACGCACCTGCGTCATGGGATGTTCCTACAGAAAAGCCAGAGTACCTCGAGCACTTTGGCCCCAATCAGCTCAACAAGTCAGGATCCATGTACTTAAAGACGGGTGGGATCCACCCAGCGACGAGCTTCATGTTCCCGGCACGTAAGCTCCAGTACGATGATGGTACCACATCATTCTCGCGCGAGACTTTGTGGAGCGACGCCTCCAACTATGT